TGACCATAGTATATTTCATAGTTCTCATTGAAATCTCCTATCCTCCAGTTCTTAAATATAACACCCTCTTGCTTTTCCAACCAAGCTCCCATTATCTGATGAACATATTTTTCTGGTCTTCTTCTTCTTATCTCTTGTATCTGATTCAGGAACGATAAAGATAAATTATCTTTGTTGTCTAAGTAAGTTGTGTGTATGTAGGTGATGCTTTGTTTCATACCATTATATCCGTCAGGAACATCTCTGTTCTGAAAGAACCTTCCAAATATCCAATGCTCTTTTGTTGTTGGGTTAAGTATTAATATAACCCTATTGAGTTTATTCTTCACCCTAACAGACTGATCTATCTTATCAAAGTCATCTTCGTTTGTCAGCTCTTCAGCTTCATCAAGTACAAATGTAGTTATTGCGTTTAATGATTTGAGTGCAGCAGTTTGATTTCCTGACGCTGTTCTAATTCCTTTAAACAATATACTTGATTGTGTTTTAATATTTGTGATCTCGTCTTTAGTTATTCTAAAGTCCTCGACCACACCCATAAGCTCTAGCTTCTCAATAAACTCTGGGATAATGGATGATGCTGCTGAGACCATTGTATATCTTGTAAACAATATCTTGTGACCTCTTTCGTAAGTAAGCAGCAATAAGAATACATTTACTGCAAATGATTTACCACTGCCCCTACCACCTGTAACTATAAAATATCTTGATTGATTACCAAAAGCTTGGTACTTGCTATTCAGCTTCGGTGCTTTCATCTATATCTATTGTTTTCTCTTGACTTCCCTCAAAGAAATTCATTATGGATATATCTACCTTTTCTGCATTACCACCTAAGTCAACATAATCTTTTGGCTTACCATAAACATACTCAACGATCATCTTACGGTCAAACTGTGAGTCTCTTGCGTTCTCAGCTATAAGTTTCCAGAACTCTTGCTCAGATCCGTATATCTGTCTTATAGCGTCTGTAGCCAACACTTTTGACCTATTGCGTTTAGCGACATTCATTTTACTAGAACTAGCCAGAGAACGCCTTAAAACAGCGTCTCCTGGCTTCTGACCGTTATTCTTTCTACCGTCAGTAGATTTCATATACTTTCTTACTGTTTTCTTTCTAGGCATTTTGTTTTATATATATGCTGATATGTTTTCCAAATCTTATCACTCCAATTAGTCTTGGTATATAGTTTTTCACTTTCTGCTTTAGTTCCTTTATACTCCAGTATAATTAAGTAAAGTTTCCCAACTGGCTTTGGATACAACTTGTATCCGTTTTTAAAACACCAAGATACAGCTTCAAGGTTGTAATCTATGTTAAACTTACTTTTATCAACATCCTTGTTGTACGCTTTGTTTCTCATTCATATCCTTGATCATTGTTTTATATTTTACGATCTCTAACTTTAAGTTAATGTTTTCATCAAGCAAATGCTGTTTGCCTTTTTTTGTATTGTTCACAAAGTGTTTATATTCCTGGCTAAAGTTTTTACATAAAGTTGTCAAGTGTTTGTCGTGCTTAAAAATAACTGGCATTACATTATTTAAAGAATGAATTACAGATGTGTGATGAACCTGTAGGGAGTCAGCTAGTGTTTTCAAACTATTTCTTGTGTGTTTTTTTGCTAGGTAAAAATACACAGCTCTTGCGTAAACAAAACATCTTTGTCTTGTTTTATAATCTAAATCTAATTCTGTGTAATTTTCTACGAACGATTTTATTTGTGATAATTTCATATTGTTAATTAATTTGTGACAAACCTATGAAAAATTTTGCTGACTTTATAGCTAAATATATTCCTTCACATTCTTCATACAATTCTAAGTCCTCAAAAAACTTCAAGGTTCTTTCGCATTCCTCGATGGTAGAGCCCTCTGCTAAATCCTCTACTGTGAAATCAAAATATAATTTTGATAACGGGTCATTAAATTGCAAAGTATTTGACATAATTTGCAACTGCCTTTTTAACTTTTCGTTCTCCTGATCTAAGAAAATCCTCTGTAACCTCATCCGTCTTTACCTTTTTTGTACGCTTATCTATTATAACAAATTCAAAGGTTTCTTTATCAAACAATTTCATATACAGATATGCTTGCATATCGTAGCCATAAAAATATTTATTGTAATCCCAGTTATCAATATCGCCAGTAGTCTTTATGTCAACCACCCTGTCATTACACAATAAATCAGCCTTTCCTCTAAAAGGTAATCCAAAAACATAGTTTATGTTTGGAACTTCAGGTTTGCCATTTTCAATTAAATACTTTGACCTACTGTGTTTAAGAATATTATCTTTAAGATCTTCTGCCCACAGCTTCTCTTTATAAAGCATAACTTCCTTTTTAGATAAAGCAAACTGCGACTTGAACTCTTTGTTTCTTCTTGTGCCCACATCTACAAAATCATAATACTCATCCAGCTTATCTGCTTCTAATACAGTGACGTGAAAAAGCCTGCCGTCTCTAAGCGGTTTAAGGTTTGAGTTAAGAGCAGCGTCCTCAAACAAATAGTCCTCAACGCTTTCACATAGTTTTTTGCAAGATGATGATGATAAACAATTAGCACCTAGATACCCATAATAAAATTCATTATCATACATCTTCTTTATTATCTCATCTCTGTCCCATTCGGAACCGTCAAGTAGTCTTATTGTCTTCATAATAGCTTTGTTGCTTTATCAACACTTATGTAAGCTACAGTCTTTTCAACTCTTTGCCTATTGTTGAAGTTAGTAGTAGCTGGGTTTTTCGTATTGACCTCCCACCTAGGTTCAGCTAAGAAAAGGTTATAACAAAATATACCTTCAGGTGTACTGCATATGTATAGTGGGGTTTCATCAGACCCAAAACATTCTCTTACCAAATAATCATATTTAGTTTTTTCTATTATCAAATCTTCATAATGTTTCTTCCTACACTTGAGCTCGATCCTATATCCCCAAATGCTTGAGTAACAATCCCACTTAGACATTTTGTGTTTTGATTTTACTAAGTCTGTAAAATGATAAAGTTTTAGATAGTTAAACAATTCCTTCTCATTACTAATAGTTCTCATATAGTTTTTTTAATGGGTTGTATACGTTTGATACAAAGCAAGAGCTACAACCAGTTCCTCTTTGATAAGCACTAAAAACCCTATTATATATGTTTATACACCTTGTAACTTTGTCAGCCGACAACACACTACCTTTTGTGTTGAATAGTACATCTAAATAGTTATACTCTTCTTCTGTTAAACACTTTGGTTTTCTGTAGTCAAACAAACTATTGAGTTTGTCTTTCCTTTCATCACAACCACAATCTTCTCCAAATGCCCACTTAACAGCTTTCTTTATTCCTGTAGCTTCAGTTATTTTTTCTATATCGTCACCAAGTCCCTTAGACTTGTTGTCGAAATTCTTTTTCCATTCTTTATATTCTTTTGTTCTTTTATCTTTTGGTTCTTTCATATTATTTAATTTTATCGTAATCCTTGTTGAAGAAATCTGCAACATCTTCTCCAAACTTTTGCTCTATAATTATTTTATAATTCTTACAGGAATTATAAATACTTGTTAGCGATATGCCTGTTTCACTTGCAATCTTTCTCAAACTTTTATCTGTATAATAATATAATCTAAAAAGCTTTTCATCGTACCAATGCCAAGTTTTTATTTCATTGTCAATTTTGTCAATTAGTTTTTGATGAGCCTTTTCAAATGAGATCATATTTTTTTCATCATCAATGGATGTCGTTAGGTTTAACGGGTAATAGTTTACGTTATTGCTGTCGTCAAAACTATCATAATCCTGGTACTCTAATCTTGTATTTTTCTTTTCTGCGTTCTTGTGTTGGTAATACAGATTTTTAATTGTGACGTATATGTATAAGGAATTTATTTTACCATTGACTTTTATTTTGTCAATGTCTTTTATGTACTTTAATATTCTAAAATACATAAGTTGTACTAGGTCATTTGCTAAATGTTCATCTTTACAAATAGAGAGAGCAATCCTATACCACTCTTTATTTCGTTTAGATAATTCATTTAGTATCATTTTCTATTTCTTTTTGCAAATTGGCTAGTGCTCTCCAGGCAACTTTGGTAGAATGTCTAATTCCGTCAGTGTCAAAAGTGCCAGCTTGCAACAAATGTCTAGTAAGAGCATCAAGCTCATCACCAGACTTTGATCTATCCCAATGCAATCTTTTATGTGGATTATGTTGCTGGTTACCTTTGTAACTACATCTAGCAACTTCTCTTATTGCATCTGGAAAATAATTAAGGACACCTGAATAAACTGGTATTTTTTTTCTATCCATCTGCCTTAATATAATAATTTTAATTGAATTTTATATTCTTCTCCGTAATATTTTTTTAATTCCTTGACATAACATACGCTTGAATCGTTTTCAAACACCACACCTTCCAAAGCGTCCATAAACGCTTTGTTGATGTTGTCAAGTAAATCTGGAGTTGCTATTCTGTAAGTAAACTCTTCTTTTTGTTTCTTACGCCACTTGGTAGGATACTTGTAGATATAGTGTAAATACTCAACTGTAATTGGCGTACTGTGTTTAACAATCTGAAAGTCTTCAGGTAATTGAGATTTAGTTTGCTCAACAATAGCTTTTTTATATTTTATTATATTTTTTGGTGTATATGTGTAGCCCCTTTTGGACATTCTAACTGATTGATGGGCTACTGGTCTAATATGATATGTAAGTGTTAATTCCATAAATCTGTTTTAAATTCTAATTTACTTATATGTTTTTCTAAATCACTGATTTCCTTTAACAAGCCTAACATTTGTCTTGGCTTGAACTTTACTCTACCTTGTCCTTTGTAATAACCTGGTGTTTGTGAGTAGCAAGTATTGACAATAATAAATTGTATTAATTTTTTTCTATACTCTTTGAAGTATCTAATTTCTTTATCAAGATCCATTTGACTTTATATTTAGTAATGAATCAATTTTATCTATAATTCTTGGGTAACCATCTCTACAGACTTCAAAACTAAAATCCTCAAAAGGTACACTTCTGCTTCTTTTGCAAGAAACCTGTACTATATTATCGTCTTGTTCATTTACTTGTAGTTTGATTTGTGTTTCGGTTTTTTTCTCTAGTGCAGATCCTAAATGACCTGTAGGTTTATCGGAGTTAAAATTACTGTGTATTACACATACAATATGTATATTATATTTTTCAGTCCAGTACATTATTTTTTGTACAAGTTCATTTGATTCCCTGATGTCGTTAACATCAGAAACTAAATCAGCCACACCATCAATAACCATTAGTCCAACCTTATCGTAATTCTTTTCAAGATACAATTCAATAAATAAATTTCTATCAACTATATCTAAAGTTCTGAGTCCGTATGTATCGTAGAAAGAGTTATCAGTTTGACCCATATCTATCACTCTTCTAAATACTTTTTGTGCGTGGAACTTACCTTGCTCTGTGTCAAAGTGTACAAGCTTTAAATCTCCTCTGTAACCAACTAAGTCACCTGTAAAATTTGTTTGACCTGTTAAATAACAGGAACATAACATAGATACTAGAAACGTTTTCTTGGATTTTGGAGCCGCTTGTATAAAAGAAAAATTACCATAAGTGCCAATAGGAACAGGGTAATGGTTTTCACCACTTTTATAGTAGCCATAAGATATAGCAACTGGAGGATACTCAACTCTTTCATTAGGATCAATGTATACTTTTTTGGTTAAACTAATAAATTTATCTTCAAGATTCATAAAAGCAAAAAAAAAGGGTGGACATCTCTGCCCACCCCTAAAACAAAACACAAAACTAAAAATCTACTGTCTCTTGCTGTGAGCTTTTGCCAGTAGATATATTACCGTCAGTCCAGACGACTTTACCGTTTCCAAGATAAGACTTGGGAACTTCCTGATCTCTCTGTTCCTTACTTCTATTGTAGTAAACAGAAACATTTTGACCGTATTGATTTAATTCATCTCTAATAGATAAATCAAGATTTAAATACCTTCCGTCTTTTAGTTTAGACTTGTCTATTTTTTTTATATCTAAAGATATACTTGCGATTGTTGCCATAAGTTATGTATTAATTAATTGAGACATAGCTGAGTCTGATACTGTGTATTTGTCATACACATTATCTACACTACCACCTGAACTTAGATATTGTTTTACTTTATTAAAGTTCGGATGTTTAGGTGTCAGCATTTCTTTTTTTACAGGTTTCTTCCCGTGATCGTTAGTAGCATCTGCATCCTTGGTATCGTCTATCAAGAATAAACCGTTTAAGGCATATTTTCTTGCATAGCTAGATGATGCACCGTAAGACTGTGCAACATCCATTCCTTTTTTATCAGGATTGATACCAGCTTGAGCTGTTACTGTTAACGATTCGTCACCATTTGTAATTGTAGCCGTAGCTTCACAATACAATGGGTCGCTATTTATCTTGTCTGTAAGCGTCAATACTAAACCTTCTGCGTTTAAGAGTGGCTTAACAGACTCTAAGATATCTTCGCAAGATCGGTAATTATAGTTACCGAACTTATTGCGTTGATTTTTTGGGGCTTTCAGCTTTTGCTGGATAGCCACAAGTTTTGTAATTAGTGATTTCATTAAAACAAATATATAATAAATTATTAAATATCAAAATCCTCATTCAATAGCATCTCTGCTTTTTTATGGTCTACATCTGATTGTAAACTATTATTGTAGAATGCTATAGTTACTAAACATCTTTTAAATTCTTTTATTTGGTTTTCACTTAAACAACTAATTTGATCTAATAGTTTTACGATTTTAACATAGTCGTTTAGGTACTCTTGTTCTGTCATAAAATTCTAAGTTGCTGTTTATGGTTATTAAATCTTTCTGTGGCTAATTTAAAATAATTTTTATCAATTTCAAACCCATCTAAATTATATCCTAAATTGTGACAAGCAATAGCAATACTTGCAGAGCCTAAATGTGTATCTAATATTTTATAATCTTTTTTTGCGTATCTGACAAGTAGATCTTCATATAAAGATACTGGTTTTTGACAAGGATGTATTCTATGTGAATTATTACCTCTTATGGTAGAATGCCTTAATATTTTTGGCACTTTGTCAAATGATGTCCAAGCTAGCTCGTGCATAGAAAAATTCAAGTCACCTTGTTTTTTATCCCATACTATCCAATCCCTTGCGTTAGGTAGATAATTTGCATAATAATTAGCACCAAATATTATTTGATTTTTACTCACCCTAAACAACTCATTAAAATATTCTTGCGTTGGTATATTTTTATTCCAGTCTATATTTTTTGATTGTTTTCCAAACCTTTTAGATCCCTGCATTCTATCTTTTATACCATAAGGCGGATCAACAATAGCCAAATCGTATTGTTGATCAGTCATATTAAACATAGCTTTCACACAATCTTGATGGTATAGTTTAATTAACATACCCAAATATATTACTTTTTTTTAACAACGCTTTTTAGGCGTTGTTAAATAATATATTATATTATATATATAATATAATTTATTTACTTATTATATAATATATTATATAGGGTTTATGTAGAATTTTTTATTTACAGGTCGATAATACCATATTGAGTCTGGCTTCAAATCATCGTTATCTACATAAATTCTGTTGTCTGAAAAAGCTATTCTAGTAAATCCTACTTCCAACAATGCAGTCATTATTCTATATCTTTTGTAGTTGTTTTGACAGAATATTTCACAAGCTCTGCCCAATAAATGTGATGAATTGTTTAGCTCGTTTTTTCTTGTTTGCCCGTCAGGAGACACATAACCTTTGACTATTTTAAACTTGATCTTACACAAATGCCTGGCTTCATCTAACATCATTAAAAACTCTCTGTCCATATAGTGATAACCAGTTTCACCATACCTTGAATAAGGACAATCAAATTCGTTGTATGTAAAGTATTTAAGTACGATAACTTGTTATTTACCTTGACCTATATATTTCTTTTTGTATCCTGTTTGGTTTCTTGATGCGTTTTTAGAGTGCACGCCAGGTCTTTTCTTTTTAGTTCTAAATTGATGTATATAACCTGCCTTTTTAGCCATTCTTACCTTTAAATATGCTTGTAGCTTTTTCTGTAGTTCGACCTCCGAAATATGCTAATACAACAGCCATCATTACTTTTTCAAATGTATCATTCCAAGTTGAGTTAATATGAAATGGAACGTTGTCAACACTGTCTAATATACCAGCAAAGGAAAAGATCACAATACACCAAACTAAAACAAGCGGTCTAACATTCTTGCTTAACCAACTGTCGCTTGCAGCGTCAGCTTTCCATCTTGTTGTGATTGATTCAATCTCTTTATTTTGTTGATCATAAATTATTTGCTGTAGTTTTATTTTATCATCATTTGATATTTTAGATTTACCTATCTCAGCTATAGCTTCTTTTGGGCTTGTAACGCCTTGTAATACACTTCCTAGTGTAGGGTTGATTAGACCTGCTGCACCAAGCAGCATTTTACCAACTGTAGTTTCACCAAATTTCTTTTTACTCATATTACCACCATTTTATGTGTAAAACAATAAAAAATAAATATATATTGAGTTCATTGAAATCATCAACATTGTCCTTTACAAAGTATGAGTAACCGAGCAATAAGCCAACTTCTGCTCTGTTTATTACTCTAAACTCGACATTATACATTTGTTATGTCAATATATTTTACACCGTTTTTATCTCGAACAGCTTTTAGTATTCTGTTACGATTCTTTTCTTTGTCTACATAAGATATATGTAGCCAATCAGGGTTTTCTTCGTTTCCAAATTCCCATATCATTTGATCAAAGTCTAAATTATCTTTAATCCAATAAAACATTTCTTTGTTAGTTTTGTGACCATACACATCATCTATATCAACAGCTTGACCCTTACAATGTTGACTTGATATTTTTGATCCCAGCGCAAGGCATAAATCAGGACTGCGATAAAAGCTTGTAATCTTGATTGGTCCACCTACCCAAGATCTAAGAGGTTCAAATATATTATCAGCAAGCATTTTCATATTAACAAGTGCTTTGCCGTTTGGGGTATTATCTATACCCAAACGCAAAGCTGTAATACTTTTAGTTGCTTCTTTTTCTGATATATGTTCAGATATCATAATTTATTAGTTTGTTGCAACTCTTGTATATCTGCTTTTATCTATAACCTGTTGTATTTCGCTTACAGGTGTTTTTATAGATAGTGATATACCAGCATCCCATCTACCTATTAAGTTGCGTTCTCTATATAAAAAGATAACTGGAACTGATTTAATTTGGTTTCTAATTGATTCTTTTTGTTCTTCTAGTAAAGCTCTAACGATTTTAGCACCTTTGATTTTATTTAGGTCTTTATAGTCGTTTCTATTATTCCACGAGCTATTTATATGTAGCACTGTGTAGTCTTGTGCACTAGCTGTTGCATATACAAAAAACGCAATCAGGACAAATATTTGTTTCATCTCTGTATAATTTCATATAGTTTTTCATCTATTTTATCTAGTTTTTCCGAGTTCTCTTGCACTTGTTCTGCTGTATTCTCAATAGTCTCCCTAATAAGCTGGTCCTTTAAGTCATACTCTGTTCTAGTAAGCTCGGGTTTAGGCAATTCTTTTGCTAGCTCTATCTCAGCAGTTAATGTGAAATAAAGTCCAGCAAGTGAGATTGCACCAGTTAAAATTAAACCTATAGTTTTAAGATCAAGTTTTACTTGTGTTTCTTCATTTATTACTTGGCTCATCTTCTTTAATTTCTTCGTAAGAGCCATCTGAAACATTAATACTAACTTTGCCGTATTTTTCTTCGAGCTCCTTTCTTAGATTATTATATTCTTGCATTACTGTTGTATATGTGTTTTTAAGAATATGCGTATTTAACTGAATACTACCTAGTTCCAATTTTATACTTGTCATTTGTTGCTCGTAATTTTGTATTTTCTTTAACTCTTGTTCTTCTATTTTTTTGCTCATAATATTATATTTTTTTGTCTAATATAATAAATTACCAGTCAGGACGCAAAACAATGTCTACTGGATTTTCTTGTAACTCTATTTGACCTTTTAGGTTTAGCTTCATACTGTCTACGTCTAAACCTGCTTCTAGCCATTTTACAACATCTTCTTTTTTGAGATCTTTGTATTCTATAAAGTCATCTTTATCATACACAACCGAGTGTGTACCAATCATATTAGCCATATAATCGCCTTTTGACGCATTGTAACCCCAGTGCACGTTATATATAACGTCACTGTGGTCGTCCTCTTTAATTTTTGCATCAAGTGCATTTATTTGCCATTCATAATTTAATTTATTTGCCATTTTTATTTATTTATTAATTAATTTTATTTTAACAATTACCACCACCTATTATTGAACCATTACTGCCTACTTGTATAAATTTATTTGAACTGCTACCGCCACTTGTAAATACTTGATAAAACCCAGTCGCTGCTACTAAACTGCCAGAGGTGTTTTGAAATGCGGTATATGTTCCGTCTAAAGAATCAGGAAACAAATTATTACCGTCATTATGATAGTAAGGTCCACTTGGTATACCAGACAAACAAGCATCATTTGAGCTTGAATTACTAAATATAAAATCAAAAGCTGTTAATGATACGTTTTGTTCATAACCCCTGAATTCACTCATAGATTGTGGATTTGAACCATCTGGTCTATTAGTAACTGGATTTAGTAAATTTACTGCTGGGTAGCTTGTGCCAGATCCACTTGTATTACCGCCACTTAATCTTGATAAATCTGATAAATGTATAGGGCTAGTTATTGTTCCGCTAGATGTATAGCCAAAACCTTTTCTTTCTCTAGCTAACTTTAACATTTCAATACTGCCACTTGTAGGTACTGCCATTACTTAATTTGTTTTTTAAGTTCTTCTATCTCTTGTTTTAAATCTTTTATAGCTTCAATCAAATATCCAGTTAAGTTGCCATAAGCAACACTTAAAGTTCCATCATTATCAGTCACTAAT